AACATCATTGAGTTTAGAAACCTGTGCCGACGTTCACCTGCACCTGAAGCACCAAGGTTGCCAGAGCCAAAAGCAGACCCAGAGCGTTTGGCTCGTGAGCTGTCAAAGTTGCAAGACCTCAAGCAATTGGTTACTAAAGCCTTGCCGGTTGACCACAAGGCTTGGGCAAAGCGAATATTGCAACGACACGCTGACGGCGAAAAGACAAACCCAACAAGCATACGGTTTGCTAAAGAAGCTTTGCAATGAACTGCCACCAAGCAAGAAAAATACTTGATTTGGTGCGTGAAGGTAGGGATTACCCTGTATTCATAATCAACCAAGCGTTGTACATTGTTAGTGAGATTACAGAAGAAGAATATGAAAAAACAAACCAAATACAAACCCAAGCCCGTCTTAATCAATCCACTGGCTTTTGTGATTGAAAGCATCACACCGGTTGCAAAGCACGAAGGCTCGCTGCTGACCCTGAAGTTGAAGAATCACAATGCCCTGGCAATGCTGGTTAAAGGCGAGGCAAAACGAAAGGAGCTGGATGTACTGATAAGCGCTTTAAACACGTGCGAGGCGCTCGTTCTCATGGGGTTTGGTACTGAGTATGCTTTTGTTGCAAAAAACGGCTTAGACGCCCTTCTGCAGGTCTGCAAACGCGGTATGAGGACAGACCACTACATCTTGAAGGGTGCTGAGATGCAAACGCTGGATGAGGCAATGCAATTACATGATGAGCAATTAGAAATCGTGACGGTGGGCGAGTTAGACAGGTCGCAGCGTATTGTTCGCGATGTGCTGAGGTCGAAGAAGGCAAAAGTTATAAACGATAAGGAGAAAGTGAAATGAGCAATGGATTTAGGAGTTTTTCACCCGCTAAAGAAAACGCTTATGCGTTATCAGCAAAGACGGAAAATGAGCGTTTTATGCACTCCAGGCCGCAAATGTGCCTGAGGTGCCAAAAGGATAAATACTTAAAAGGCGGCAGCATTAAGTTTATCGGAACGTTTCGAAAGTTTATTTGCAAAGACTGCGTAGATACAAGACTAAAGGAGAAAAACACATGACACGAAAAGAACTAATGGCAGACAGCACGCAGTACTGTTGCTACTGCGGGTGCGAGGTAAATGCACGGTTCCAATGCTGTGGTGAGAACCACTTCCATACCTTTGCTCAAATGTCTGCCGAGGAGCAGGACGAGTTCTTGGACAACGAGGAGTGCGCCCCGCTTTACACGTCACCACAACGACACAAGCCTTGGGTTGGGCTGACGCAAATAGATGTTGATTCTTGGGATTTACCAGACCGCCCAACTGTTTTTGAGTTTGCACAGTTTGTTGAAGCAAAACTCAAGGAGATGAACACGTGAACAATTACTGGTTACATGCCGCAAAATATATCATGGCAAGAGGCAGTGCTTAAGCCACTACTGGCTTTGCTGATGCTGCCGACATTGGCGTTGGCTGTGCCTTACAGCAAGCAGGCCAAGTGCCTGGCTGATAATTTGCACTATGAGGCAAGGGGAGAGAGCATGGCTGGCATCAGAGCTGTGGCCTCGGTGGTCTTAAACAGGGTCGCAAGTAAGCGCTGGCCAAACTCAATCTGCAAAGTGGTTTATCAAAGCAAGCAGTTTAGCTGGGCTAACGATTACAGAGCGCGGAACCCAAGGTTGGTGGCGTACACAGAGAAGGTGCAACGAGTCGTGGCAAAGGCAATCGCAGGCAGGTTAAAGGACAACACAAGAAAGTCAACGCACTACCATACCCTGGCCGTCTACCCTCGCTGGGCGGGCCGGTTGGAAATGACAGAGGTAATTGGTTTCCACGTTTTTTATAAATACCCAAGGAGAAAGACATGAGCGCAGAAAAAGAAATTAGAAGAACAAATGCTTGGCTACAACGACGAGTTAGGGCAAGTCAAATACCGATTGATGCAGAGCCATACATTAATTATCAACATCAAAGCCCACAGCGCTGGCGCAATGTTTTAGTAAAACTATCGGTTGTGGCGGTAATTCTGTTTGCAGTCGGGCTTGTCACTTGCGGATTAATTACACTCAACTTATGGCTTGCTATATGAAAAAAGAACCAATACAGAATGCTTTCACAATGTTTATTGGTAAAAGTATTATTAGCGATGACACCAGTTTTAGACGTTCGAGAGCTGGAACGGTCGGTGGCAAGGCAAGGTCAAAGAATTTAAACGGCGATGGAATCCAAAATGTCCATCAACTTAAAGTCAATTCAAAACTCACAGAAAAGCAAAAGAGTTGTCTTTAATCCCCTGGGGCACAAAGAAAGAGCAAGCCGAGCGCCGGGTGCAACAAAGCATCGAGTCTAAAAGGTCGCAACAGGCCGCTGACGAGGGTTTGGCTCGCGATTTGGTGTACAGCTACAAGTGGCAAGCTGAAAAAGCGCCACAGTGGTTTAGGGGTGTGATGGATAAATTGGCTAAAAAATATGGTCAAAAGTACGCAGATGATATAAGGGCGCTAATGACATTGGAGAAGAACAGAAAATGAAAATAACGCTACACAATGCGCAACAGGCGCACCAGGTGGTAACGGACATTTATCAAAAGATGAAGCCCCACTTTATGGGGGGTAAGAAATTTACTTTGGAAGTCACAAGCGAGACTCGCAGCCAGCCACAAAATGAGATGTACCACGCAATCATTGGCCAAGTCGCAAAGCAAGCCGAACACGCAGGGGCTAAGTGGGACGGGGAAAGCTGGAAGCGGTTTCTGATTGACCAGTGGGCAAGCGAGACGGGTAGGTCAGCAGGAAAGGTAGCACCGAGCTTAGATGGCCAAAGGGTGGTTCAACTAGGTCTACAGTCGCGCAAATTCAATAAGGCAGACGCAAGCGAGTTCACAGAGTGGCTCATTTGCTGGGCAACAGACAAAGGTTTCGAGGTGGGTGAATGAAAACAAAGAAGTGCAAGGTATGCAAAAAGATATTTCAACCAGCCAGACCGCTACAGACATGTTGCAGCCCATCGTGTGCTATGCAGTTGGTCAAAGCGGTTAAAGTCAAGAAAGACAAGCAAGAAACAAAATTAAAGCTAGATGCACTGCAAACCAAGCCGCAGTTGGTCAAGAAGGCGCAGGCTGCGTTTAATTCGTACATCCGAGCCAGAGATACAGGCAAGCCTTGCATATCGTGTGACAAGCCTCTAGGAGACACGCCAAACACATTTGACGCGGGTCACTACAGGTCGGTCGGCTCGGCTCCGCACATGCGGTTTGTCGAGGACAACGTTCATGGTCAATGCAAGCACTGCAATAACTGGCTCGCAGGCAATCATGTTGAGTATCGCAAGCGACTTTTACAGCGGATTGGTGAGCATCAACTTAACTTACTCGAATCTGACAGCACGCTGAGGAAGTACACAAAAGAAGGACTGGTTGAGATTGCCAGGCACTACAACGCAGAGGCTAGGCGATTGCTTAAAGACAGGGTACAATGAAGGCTCTTTCTCCTAGTTGCTTGTAGCGACTTTAGACCGCTACCGTAGCGGTCTTTTTTTAGGTATGATGGTTTCACTTTGGATTTACCAATGGAGAACCCATGACGACAATGGATAAAGTCGGGAACAATTTAGAATATATTGCTCTTGAAACGCTAATTCCTTATGCTAGGAACAGCAGAACGCACTCAGATGCTCAAGTCGCGCAAATAGCCGCAAGCATACGCGAGTTCGGATTCACAAACCCTATATTGATAGACGCAGAAGGCGGAATTATTGCTGGCCACGGACGCACTATGGCGGCTCGCAAGTTGGGGCTGGACGAAGTGCCATGCATACGGCTAAGAAACCTTACGGACGCGCAAAAGAAAGCCTACATCATTGCCGACAACAAGCTGGCGCTAAACGCTGGGTGGGATGATGAAATGCTTAAAGTCGAATTGACAGAGTTAAAAGACCTGGACTTTGATTTATCCCTACTGGGCTTTGATGCCAGTGAGCTAGATGCGTTGCTATCTGAAGATCAGGATGAAGAAGAAAAATACTCTGACGGCGTGGCCGGTGGTATGTCAAAAACTTTTGGACAACCTCCGTTTAGCATTTTAGACACTAGAAAAGGTGATTGGCTCGAGCGCAAGCGTTATTGGCGTGATCTAATTGGCGATAAAGGGGAGAGCAGAGAGGGAACATTAAGCGAAAACAGCATAATGTCTGAAATGAACAATGGCGTTAGTTTGTTAGACCCTGTTTTGGCTGAAATTATTATTAACTGGTTTGGCACTAAAAATGGGTTGGCTGTTGACCCATTCGCAGGGGATACTGTTTTTGGGTTTGTTGCTGGAAGTAGCGAAATGGGCTTTAAGGGCATAGAGCTAAGAAAAGAGCAGGCGGACTTAAATAGAAAAAGATGCGATGATGCAGGCCTACCTTGCAAGTATTATTGCGACACAAGCGAAAATATTGACAAATATATTGAAAACGAAGAAGCTGATTTAATTTTTAGCTGTCCACCATATGCTGATTTAGAGGTGTATAGCGACAATCCAAAAGATTTATCAACAATGCCTCACGATGAATTTTTTAATGTTTATAAAAAAATACTACAAAGCACATATTCAAAATTAAAAAACAATCGTTTTGCGGTTATTGTTATGGGGGAAGTTCGAAATAAAAATGGAAATTACATTGGAACAATTCCAAAAACTATAGAAATAATGGAGCAGGCAGGGTATAAATATTACAACGAAATAATACTGGTTAACTCTGCTGGAACTTTGCCTTTAAGGGCTGGAAAATCAATGCGGGCAACTAGGAAAATTGGCAAAATGCATCAAAACGTCTTGGTTTTTGTAAAGGGCAACCCAAAAGTTGCATCACAAGATTTGGGTGAAATACAATTTCCAGATGTAGAGGTGCAAGACGATGAATAATCTAGGGAGACATATCCTTGCCGACATTTACACGGTAGAGCAACTTGAAGATATGCACCTTATTCAAATTTGCTGTAAGGCTATCGAAGCAAGTAACATGAATGTTGTAAGCTGTTCATTTAAACAGTTTCATCCGCAGGGAGCTACTGCCGTGTGGATTTTAGAAGAATCTCACTTTACTTTGCACACTTACCCAGAGCACAAGTATTTAAGTGTTGATTGCTATACCTGTGGAGAGGAGGGCAGGCCTGATTTGGCTATACAGCATCTAATATCATCTATAAATGTTGCGAAAAAAACTACAAGGCTAATAGAGCGCGGGTTAGTTGATTTTGTATCTAGTGTGTAGCGCTTTAATGCCAGTATCTATGCAAACATTAACATCCCTACCAAGGCCAGCAATCCATCTCGGGTTACTACAAGCTAAGTGGCCGTCAAGTATCGCATTGCGGTGCTCTCCTAGTCGTGGAAATTTTGCAGCAAAGGCCAATGCTTTATTCCACTTGCCTTGGGTCATTAAATCGTGTAGCTGGCTTAACTTTGTTTGCATGGTGCTTACTCCTAGTGTTTGTGTTTATTATACACACCAAACAGCTATAAATTATAGAGAGAAACCCTAATGGCTAAGATAGGAAACCAAGGCAAGACTTTACAGGTAAAATAGCAACTCACGCAGAAACTGGCGAACCTTTCGCGGAGGTAAAAGATGGCAACAAAGAAATCAAGAACTGAAAAATCGGTTGTAAAAAAGGCTGGCCCCAATGGGGGCGCTCGGGAAGGCGCAGGCCGCAAGCCGTTTGAGCCGACTGATACCGAGCGCAAACAGGTCGAAGCGCTGTCCGGCTACGGCCTTCCAATCGAGCAGATTGCAGTCCTGGTGCGCAACGGCATTGACACCGACACTCTGCGCAAGCACTTTGCAACCGAGCTAATCTCCGGCAAAGCCAAAGCCAACGGGCAGGTAGGGAAAACCCTATTCCAGAAGGCCATGGCAGGCGACACGACCGCAGCTATCTGGTGGAGCAAGACCCAGATGCGCTGGAAGGAAGTGCAGCACCACGAGCACAGCGGCGTTGATGGAGCACCCATCGAGTACCGCAAGATCGAGCGCGTGGTGGTCGGCAAGTGACAACCCTGCGCATTGAGACCCCAGCCTGGGCGCTACCGATGCTGGAGTCTTCGCGCTACAAAGGCGCTCACGGTGGCCGAGGCTCTGGTAAGTCGCACACCTTTGCTGAGATGATGATCGAGGCCCACATTATGGATCAGAAGCGGCGCAGTGTTTGCGTGCGTGAAATCCAAAAGTCACTCAGCCAGTCAGTCAAACGCTTGCTGGAGATTAAGATTCAAGCCATGAACGCTGGAGCCTACTTTGAGGTGCAGGATGCGGTTATTAAGTCCAAGAAGGCCGATGGCGCGATTATTTTCCAAGGTATGCAGAATCACACCGCCGACAGTATTAAGTCGCTAGAGGGCTACGACTGCGCCTGGGTGGAGGAAGCCCAAAGCCTGAGCCAGACCAGCCTTGACTTGTTGCGGCCAACTATTCGCAAGCCCGACAGTGAATTATGGTTTACGTGGAACCCAAGACAACAGTCCGACCCAGTTGACTTTCTCTTACGCGGCCCGACACCACCAAAAGACGCAAGCGTTATTAAGGTTAACTTTACTGATAACCCGTGGTTTCCAACCGTTTTGCGTGACGAGATGGAGTACGACAAGCGTCGCGACCCCGACAAATACTTGCACGTTTGGATGGGTGGGTATCTAACAAACAGCAACAGCCGCGTGTTTAAAAACTGGGTTGTGGACGACTTCGAAGCTCCAACAGACGCAATCCACCGTCTCGGCGCTGACTGGGGCTTCGCTGTTGACCCAACCACCTTGGTGCGTTGCCACATCATTGGGCGCAAGCTCTACATTGACTATGAGGCTTACATGGTCGGCTGTGAGATTGTCAACACGCCTGAACTATTTATGCAGGTGCCAGAGGCAGAAAAGTGGCCAATCGTTGCAGACTCAGCAAGACCGGAGACCATCAGCCACATGAAGCGCAACGGCTTTCCTAAGATAATGACAGCAGTCAAAGGGCCGAAGTCGGTAGAGGAGGGCATTGAGTTTTTAAAGAACTACGACATCATCGTTCACCCTCGCTGCATCCACACTATTGACGAACTTATGCTGTACAGTTACAAGCAAGACGCATTAACGGGTAAAATCCTGCCAGTGCTTGAAGACAAGAAGAACCACGTCATAGATGCGCTGCGTTACGCCTGCGAAGGTGTCAGACGCGCAGCCGTCACAAAACCGGCGATGTTCACGCCAATTGCCACCATGCACAAATGGTGAGAAAATTGCACAAAATGAGGATTTAACATGGCCAGACTTTCAAACGACCAGCGACTTGCTAATTTGCACGATGAGGCACTAATGCAATTTGATGATGTGCAAAGCGCATTGCGTGACGAGCGCCTTCAGTGCTTGCAAGACCGTCGCTTCTACTCGCTGGCAGGCAGTCAGTGGGAAGGCCCACTTTGGGACCAGTACGAGAACAAGCCCAAGTTTGAGGTTAATAAAATCATGCTGTCCGTGATTCGAGTGGTCAACGAGTACCGCAACAACCGCATCACCGTGGACTTTGTGTCCAAAGACGGCACAGACAATGACAAGCTGGCCGAGGTTTGCGACGGGTTATACCGCGCAGACGAGCAAGCATCCGTGGCAGATGAAGCCTATGACAACGCTTTTGAGGAAGCGGTTGGAGGCGGCATTGGTGCCTGGCGCTTGCGTACCACCTACGAGGACGATGAAGACCCAGAAGATGACCGCCAACGCATACGCATAGAGCCTATTTTTGACGCTGACAGCTCGGTGTTTTTTGACCTCGGTGCTAAACGACAAGACAAGTCCGACGCAAAATTCTGTTTCGTTGTCACATCAATGACGCGCCAGGCTTACAAAGAAGCCTACAACGATGACCCTGCAAGCTGGCCAAAGATTATCCACCAGTATGAGTTTGACTGGTGTACACCTGACGTTGTTTACGTGGCCGAGTATTACAAGGTCGAGGAAAAGTCCGAAACCATACGCATTTTCCAAACCATTACAGGCGAGGAAGAACGCTACACTCAGGCAGATTTCACAAACGACGAGATGCTAGAGGAAACCCTAAGTGCTGTTGGCACGATGGAAATTCGTCAAAAGCGCATCAAAACCAAGCGCGTTCGCAAATACGTTTTGTCCGGTGGCAAGGTGCTAGAAGACGCTGGCTACATTGCAGGCAAGTGCATCCCTATCGTTGTGGTGTACGGCAAGCGCTGGTTTGTTGACAACATTGAGCGCTGCATGGGACACGTTAGGCTGGCCAAGGACGCGCAGCGCTTAAAGAACATGCAGCTATCCAAGTTGGGTGAAATAAGCGCACTGTCAAGCGTTGAAAAGCCCATCCTCCTGCCTGAGCAGGTCGCTGGCCATCAAGTCATGTGGGCAGAGGATAACCTCAAAGACTACCCGTACCTGTTGATTAACCCAATCACCGACCAGAATGGCAACCAAGCAGCCAGTGGCCCAGTTGCTTACACTCGCAGCGCATCAATTCCACCAGCAATGGCAGCGCTCTTGCAGATAACCGAGACCGACATGCAGGACATCTTGGGCAACCAAGGTGGTGCCGACAAGATGGTTAGCAACATTTCAGGCAAAGCGGTGGAGATGATTCAGACCCGCGTTGATATGCAGTCATTTATCTACATGAGCAACTTTGCAAAAGGCATGAAGCGCTGCGGTGAAATCTGGCTGTCAATGGCCAAAGAGGTCTACATTGAGGACAAGCGCAAGATGAAGACCATTACACCAGTTGGTAAGTCTGGCATGGTTGAGCTAATGAAGCCTATGATTAACCAAGAATCCGGCGCTCTTGTTATTGAAAATGACATGAGCAATGCGACGTTTGAAATTGTGGCTGATGTTGGCCCATCTAGTTCAAGCAAAAGACAAGCTACCGTTCGCGCATTGACCGGCATGTTGCAGATTACCCAAGACCCAGAGACCGCGCAAGTCTTGACCGCAATGGCCATGATGAACATGGAAGGTGAGGGCTTGGCAGACACTAACGCTTATTTCCGCAAGAAGCTGCTCCGCATGGGAGTTGTAGAGCCAACAGATGCTGAACGCGAAGAACTTATGGCAGAAATGCAAGGCACACCGCAAGACCCCAATGCTATTTACTTGCAGGCAGCCGCAGAGGAAGCCACAGCTAAAGCGGCGAAGGCTCGCGCTGATACAGTCGAGACCATTGCAGACGCAGAACTAAAACGCGCTAAGACTGTTGAAACCCTTAACAAAGTGGACATAGACACGCAAGAGCTAGCACTTAAGGTTATGGAAAGTATGGTACAACCGACACAAAATTAAACCGCCTATTGTAAGATAATCGAAAACGGGCGACAATGTAACCAACGGCATCCACCCAGCCGTTCAATGGGTGAGTTTGATGGGGTCAAAGATGAACAAGGCAGAAGTGAGCGAGAACGAAGACGAGGACGTAATTATTGAGGAAGAAGTTGAAACCAGCGAAGCGCCTAGCGACGAGTTGGACGATGAAACCGACGACACCGAAACCGACGACGTTATCGTAAGCATTGGTGAGGAAGCGCCACCTCCCGAGGAACAGACTCAAGCCCCAGAATGGGTACGTGAGCTGCGTAAGACCAACCGTGAGCTACAGCGCCAGAACCGTGAACTGCAAGGCAAGCTACAAACCACTACGACCGAGACCAAGCCAGTCGTATTAGGTAAAAAGCCAAGCCTCGAAGACCACGACTATGACTCTGAAAAGTACGAAGATGCATTAACTAATTGGTTCGACAGTAAACGTCGCGCCGATGAAATAAACGCCAGGCAAGAAGCTGAAGTTATGACTCAGCAAAAAGACTGGCAAGCCAAACTGGACGGCTACAGCAAAGCGAAAGCAGAGCTAAAAGTCAAAGACTTTGAAGACGCTGAGGCCGTGGCCCAAGAGTTGTTCAACGTCACCCAGCAAGGCGTTATGCTTCAAGGTGCGGATAATCCTGCATTAGTGGTCTACGCGCTCGGTAAGAACCCAAAGAAGGCTAAAGAGCTGTCCGAAATCAAAGACCCCGTAAAGTTTGCCTTTGCGGTAGCGAAACTGGAGAAAGAATTGAAAGTTACGAACCGTAGGGCAGCCCCGCCACCCGAGAGAATTGTGTCAGGTACTGGCCGAACATCTGGGGCGGTGGACTCAACCCTTGAACGGCTGCGAGCAGAAGCGGAGAAGACTGGGAACATGACGAAAGTCATCCAGTACAAAGCGCAGAAACGAGCAGCTTCCAAATGATTTATTTAATTTAGGAGCCAATCATGGCAAATGCATTTTCCAAAGAAGAACGCGTCGCGTTCGAAGACATCCTCGAAGGTTTCCAAGACTTGTTGGTCTTATCGCGTCACGTTAGCGTGTACAACACAAACCAGACTGAAATGGCTCGTACCAACGACACCATCTGGAGACCCATGCCTTACATCGCTCAGTCGATCAACAGCACACCAGGCACCAGCATTTCATCGTCTTACCAGAACATGACCCAGTTGTCTGTGCCATCTACCATTGGCTTCAGCAAGACTGTGCCTTGGACTATGACAACGCTTGATCTGCGTGATGCGTTGCAAGAGAATCGTTTGGGTGAGTCAGCCAAGCAAAAGCTCGCATCCGACATCAACGTCGCAATTATGAACACAGCAGCCGCCCAAGGCACGTTGGTTGTTCCAATTGCTGCTGCTGCCGGTGATTATGATGATGTCTCCTTGTGCGACACCATCATGAACGAGCAAGGCGTGCCTGATTACGACCGCTTCTTGGGTCTGTCAAGCCGCGATTACAACGGTTTAGCTGGCAACTTGTCACAAGCAAGCCGTTCGTTTGGCAATGCTAAGTCTGACAAGGCTTACGAGCGCAACTTTGTTGGCATGGTCGCAGGCTTTGACACCTACAAGTTTGACTATGCAAACCGCATTGGTGTGGCTGCTGGCAGTTCCATCACTATTGCAACAAATGGCTCACAGGCTGACTTCGTTCCTCAAGCTACATCGACCTCGGTCGGTGGACAGATCAACGTTGACAACCGTTACCAGTCTGTTGTTGTGTCTAGCACCACTGGCATTGTTGCTGGCGATGCGTTCACCATTGACGGCGTTGAGGCGGTGCACCACATCACCAAAGCGTCTACTGGCCAACTAAAGACATATCGTGTCCTTAGCGTGACCAATGGCACCACAATGGTGATTAGCCCTCCAATCATTGGCGCTACAAACTCGCCAACTGATGCTGAGTTGCAGTACAAGAACGTGGAAGTAGTTACCGAGTCGGCAACCGCAGCAATCACCTTCCTAAACACTGGTGCCTCGGCAATCAACGTGTTTTGGCAGAAAGATTCGCTGGAAATTCTCCCAGGCCGTTACGCCATCCCAGCCGATGCTGGCACCGCAGTGATGCGTGCCACCACCGACCAAGGTGTCGAGTTGGTCATGCAGAAGTTCTACGACATCGACTCCATGACGATCAAGTACCGCTTGGATACTCTGTTTGGCGTGGTCAACAAACAGCCAGAAATGAGCGGCATCCTAATTTTTAATCAATAACCTAAACTAAGAGATGGGGCTTCGGCCTCATCTTTTATTTTTTAAGGAGTGCACCATGCCATTGACCAAGGGCTACTCATCCAAGTCCGTAAGCAAAAACATTGCAAAAGAGATGAAGTCAGGAATGCCTCAGAAGCAAGCTGTTGCCGTGGCACTTAATACTGCACGCAAAGCAGCCAAGACCGCAGGCAAGCCCAGCAAAGCACCCAAGAAGGCCATGAAATGAAAGCCGGTCTTTATGCTAATATTAACTCCAAGCGTAACCGTATCGCGGCACAGAAGGCCGCAGGCAAAACACCTGAGCGCATGAAGAAGCCTGGTGCAAAAGGCGCACCAACCAAGGCTGATTTTGTAGCATCCGCTAAGACTGCCAAGCCCATGAAGGCCAAGAAATGAGCGACTTGTTTCCAACTATGCTGTATCGCAGCCCAGGCCCACATAAAAAGCCAAGTGGCGGCACGTATGCTTACACGGGCGCAAAGACGCAAGAGGAATTCGACGAGAAACTAGCCACTGGCTGGTTTGCATCATCTGCCGACGCTATTGAAGCCGCAGGCGACAAGGCTACAACACCAAAGAGGGTTGCAGACTGGCGCATCAAGCTCAAGGCCAAAAAGACCAAGAAGCGCAAGCCATCCAAGCCACTAGGCTGGAAGCAGGTAGAGCCAGAAACCAAGGCGGTGCCTGAACCAGTCATTGATGA